AAACTTTTAGCAAAACTTGCATGAATTTCACTGACGCGAATTTGCTCTTTTCGTACTTCATGTAACAATTCTAATACTAAACTCTCGTCACTCATTTTTTCATCTCGCTTCTTGCACGATGGTTAGTTGTTATGGCTTAGGATACTTTAATTTAATTGCAGCTATTCGTGTTTTCCATGCGTTTATATCTTTGTAAATCTCATCTAACTGGTCAGATAAGCTTCCATACTCAGCAATTCTAAGTGACTCATAATTAGCTAATGCAATAGCTTTTTTTTCATTAGTCGTTAAATTAACAAGATTGCCATCGACAAACTTTTTATTTGCATAGTCATTAATATCACAAACGCAGAATAACCCATCAGTTTGTGGCTCTACAGTAGTCCGTATAATTTTAGTGCCATCGTGAATAATATATAATTCGTTCATAATAATCCTATGGGTGCAAAAATATTGTAGGCCTGATTGCAGCCGCTACTTGTGTTAATGATGTTTCTGCCGCAGGAGTTAGTGATGTTTGTGCTGCTGCTGTATAGGCTTGATAAACAGTGTTTCCTGTTGCTGCGATAATACCTAAATTTTGCACTGATGCTGCTATAGCAACTGCTCTCATTTGAGGTGAAGCAACTAAATTTAGCATTGCTTGCCAGTATCTTACGCCGCCGATAAGCGTCATGTTTTGTGTTGATAAAACAACGCCAGTGCCAGAAGTATCTAGCAAAGCACTAACATAAAGCAAAGTGCCAGGTCTGCCGTTATTATCTGAATAGATGCCGATATATGTTGTGGCAGTAGCAGTAGACGTCGTTGTTTCTATAGACATTCCGGCAAAGGTCGATGTTTTGTTTAATACAAAGTGCCAAAACATAGTTGTACCGGCTGTAATTGAGCCTGCTGATAATGCAGTATTTGCAATCATTGATGGAGCATATCTAACCGCAGTAACCGTGTTAGGTACACCGTCAAAATTGCTTAATTTATCAACTACAGATACACCTGTGACAGAAATACTCATTACATATTCCCCTGAAGCATAGTTATTTTAACCGTACCGACTGCCGCCGTAACTCTAACTCTAACGCCGCGCACTGCAAATAAGTAGTTACCATCTTCTGCCACTGTCATGTTTCTTAACTCATCGTGGTCAAACCAAGTCGGAGCAATCGACAAATCGGTAACATCATCAAACGTATGCTGCACAGTGTAAGTCGCGCTTGTGCCGATTGTAACTGCAACGCTCGCCTTAAAATCAACTGATCTCCAGTTAGGTGACAACGTGCCACTTACTGCGCCGTTAGTTGAAGTTGTACCTACGATGACTGTATTTGCTGCTGTAATCGTACCAGAAGCAACAATGCTAGTTACTGTTTTGAAGTAACGAGTGCTTGTTGATACCGAGCCGTTAGTGCCTGCAACCGTCTGACTCATCACGTTGCCGTTTGCGTCAGTGCCAGTTATCAAAAAATTACAGCCAGTTTGATCGCCAGTAACCGTAATGCTTACTAACTGCGCTGCTGTCATTACCGCAATGCCATTAGATAAAAAAGCAGATGCCCCAAAGGCTAACGTCCCTGCTGCTAGTGTTTGTGATACCATGATACCATCGGCATCTGTACCCTGAATGATAACTGTCTTGAATAAATTGTTATTTGCCATAATTATTACTGCCTGATTAAACAAAAGGAAAAAGGATAATTTGCTGCTGCGCCTGCAAGATTGCCAGTAGTAACCTCAAAATAACTTGAAGTTTTATTTGTAACGGAAACCTGAACGCCAATTAAGCTAGTTGAAGTTACAAAAACCTCATACGCTGTAGTGCCTAAGTTATGAGTTATTGTATAAACACTTGCCGCAGGCCCAGATAAACCAAAAGGACCGCTTGTTTCTGGTGATGGTGGCTCTGGTATCGCGCTTGCCCAACCACCGATTGCTGTAACTGAACCAACTAACGGAAGTCGTTTATAAACTGCTGCTGCAAGCTTACCAAGTCACGTTCAAATCGGCAATTTTTGCTGTTGTAATATTAGCCGCTAAAATTTTAGCTGTTGTTACGCAATCGCTTGCAAGGTTATCTGCTGTTATTGTCGATGCAGCTATTTTAACGCCTGCACCTGCCGCACCGCCTGTAATTATACCATCGGTAATTTTTGCGGCAGTTACCGCATTTGCTGCAATTTTACCAGTCGTAACCGCTAAATCATTTATTTTTGCAGTGGTGACATTTAGGTCAACAATTTTAATGGTCGATACCGCGTCTGTTGCTAACTCTGTAGCACCCACAGCACCCGAATTGATTTTTGCAGTCGTAACCGCGTCATCGGCGATCTTGGCTGTCGTGACTGATAATGCTTGAAGCATCGCAGTCGAAATATCACCTGTGCCTATTGATGCAGGAGATGAATTATAAACATCACGGGTAAATATAACTTCACCTGATACCGTCGTAAGCTTTACTCGATAGCTATCTTCATAGATATACGCTGCAACGAATACGCCGCTACCATTTGCTGTTAAGACCGAACCTAATGATAATGTAGCAGTTTGTGCAATCGCGCCTGCAAGCGAAGAATAGACGACTAATGGCGTTGTTGAATTAACTTCAAAAAAGGAAAGTGTTGCCGCAGGATATGGATTGCCGTTACCATCGACTGGAATATAAACTGGAGTATTAAAATATTGCGCCATCAGACAGCCTCAATCTCAGCGATGAATTGTTCAAAATCTTGAAACAACTCTACAGGTATTTTTTTCCTAATCGCTTCGATCAAAACTGGTTTATATTTTTTTGGTAACGGTTTAAGCTTATTGACCTCATCATACGCCTTTTGTGGCGTAATTCCAACCGAGATCATGTTTTGTATTGCTTTATACTTATCATCGGGTGGCAAAACGTCTGCATTTTGCAATAAATTCTTAATGCTGATAAGTTGTTTGCTATCTGGATTAGCCTTAGCTAACTCGATAAGCGTCATTATAGGCTGTGCATATTGACTCATATTGTAGTGATCGTAATACTCTTGTATGAGTTCAGGCTCTAATTGTATGAGTGTCGATAAGTCGTATCCTGAGTGCATTATGGTATTCCCATCAATTGTTTCATTCGCATATCTTTGTCTGATAGTGCTTTGCGCTGCTGTTCTATGCGTTTGTTTCTTTCATTTTCTTTATTTTGTGACTCACTAATAGCAATAGCAGAAGCCGATAATGGCAACCCTGTTGTGCTAGGACTTGCCTCATAGCCAACAATTTTTTGTGGGTCAATATCAGTGGCATTTCGTATGTCTCTAGCGTTTTTTATGTTACGCCCTTTATCAGCAATCTTACTTAATAAAAAAGACATTGCCGCAGTTTTTGACACAGGCAGATCAACTTTTTCTGCATCTGCTAACTTATCAACAACCCCTGACGACACTCCATATCCCATATCAACCATCGTATCAACTTTCCTGTACTCGCCAGTTTTTATGATTTTATCAATTAAGTCTCGTTCGTCTGCTGTAAATAAATTTTCATACCGATTGCCCGCTACACCTTTTTCTGACTTGTTCTTCATTATCTCAAACGGTTTTTTAAATCTAGCGACATTGAACAATGATGTTGTTTTTGGATCGCCATTTACCTTGCCTGTAACGATTCCATATTTTGTAGCCTCATCAAGAGCGTCAGATATTACATTTGATTTATAAGCGTCCCATGCAGCGATACCTTCAGGGCCTGAATTTTCAGTAAAGTATTTTTTAACTTGAGCAAAATCTTTAGCACTTGAATTATTTATTAAATTTATGATTTGATCTTGATCTTTTTTGCCTGATTTAATTTTTTCGATAATTGAATCTTTCTGGCTGACATCAAACTTATTGTTAGGTGTGCTACCCTCTCTTTTGTGCTGATTAATAACTAATTGTCTTGCATCTTTAAAATAATCTTGCCCAACATGATCGGCAACATCACTATCTAATAATGATTTTAGGTCGGTTAAAGTATGCCTTACCAATGGCTTTGATGCCGAGTTAGCCCATTTACTATTTATGTCCTGCCTAATTTTTTCAGCTTGCTCTATATTAATTTGTGTTGGTTTTTTATAGTCAATTCCGTTTTTACGCAATATGTCCCTGACCATATTAGTTGCGTCAGATGAGTCAGACCCCGCTTTTATTGTATATTTCATTTCAGACAATAATGAATTTAATTCAATAGGAACTGGCGCATTAGCCGCAGCAGTTTTTGCGGCAGTGTATGCGTCTTGAATAGCATTATCTGCATCTAACCCTTGTTTTATTACTAAAGCATCAAGCGATTGATTTACGTCGCTAGTTTTATAAATTGGAGTATTATTTCTTTGGTTATCAAGCAATTGTTTTAATTTTTCGTTAGCTTCAAAATATCGTTGTTTAACAATATTATCGCTTTTCATTAACTCGCGTGTTTTTTTACCCATATCTACGGTAGGAGCTATATCATTTGCCAGTGGCGTTATGCCAATAGATTCCATTTCTGCTTTTCTAGCTGCTGCCTCTGGTGTTAATGCGCTTATTGTTATAGGTTTTCTACCCATGCCGCCCATCAATCCAAGCACTGCTTCTGGAGCACCTTTACCTACGCCTCCTGCAACCGGCCCATAATTTTCATTCATGTAGTCGCCGTAAGTATTCGATAAATATTGCAACCCTTCTCCAATTTTTTTAATCGGGTAAAAGTTACCTATTCCAGATAATACTTGTGCGCCCTCATCACTAGGCTGATAACCTAATCCTTGTACATTCCCAACCGTCCTTGCTGCTGTTTCTGGACTATCTGCTAATGACGCTAATCCTGCAATTCCTGATAATGGCTGTAATACTGTTTGTTGTGCCATATATGCCGCAGCACTTGGTATTCCTTTTACTGTACTAATTACTGCATCAGTACCTTGCTTTATCTGAGCATCTATTTTATCCGCATTGGTTAATGCTGTTGTCATGGGTGGTCTAGGAGCATCTTGAGCTTGTGCTACTGAAATAAAATCTTCTTCAGTAGCAAGACCGTTTCTAATAAGTTTAGCCTTAAGTTCGTCTTTAGTGACTCCTTTAGGTATCCCATCTAAATCAATTTCTTTTCCGCTAGGAAGAATTATCATTGCAAATCATTCCAGTTTAATTTTTTTACTGTAGGTTTTTCAGTTACATTGCTTGGTTCTTTTTTGCCCATAAATTCTTCAAAAGTAATAGGCTCATAATCTAATGGGGAATTACCATCAGCTTTCCATTTTCTTAGGTCTTTATATACTTTTATATCGTATTCAGAATTTTGCAGTAGCCTATCCTTTATTAATTTATTAGCTGCTTTTGTGTTTGATTGTTGCATCATTTTCCCTAATGAGTTTAAAAAATCTCGCTCAGTTTGTACGCCAGTATTTAATCTCAAATCTTCGCCTGCTACTTGTACAGCAAAAGTATTTAATGCTTGTACCTCATCTTCTCCAAAAGTATTGTCACCTGGCACAAAAGCGCCGAGACGACCTAATAAAGACTGTACTTTTCCTTGCGGAGTTTTTTCTAGCAAATCGCCTAGCTGTGAAATATTGGCTTTTAACTTAATGCCTTTAGTGTAAGGAATTGCATAAGTATCTATAACTGCTGCCTCTGCTTTACCTTCTCCTGTTTCAGCTTCCATTTCACTAGCTGTCTTAACTTTTTCTTCTTGTTTTGCGCCCTCTGTAGCGCCAGATATTGCGCCTGCTGTTTCTGCTGCCTTGACTCTTTCTTGCCACGAGCCTATAGACTCTCCTGCCTTTCTCGCAATTGCTAATTTACTAGCTTTTTCAGCAAGGGCTAATATATTTTCAGGGTCTATATCGACGTTCATTTTTCCTTGTGCGCCAAATTCGACTTGGTTAAAAATATCTAATCCCCCTTCAGGCGGAGAATATGATGTAGTGCCATCTGATCCTATAAAAATAGATTTTACAGAAGGCTCTGTACCACTACGGTCTACGATATTAGTTATTCTATATGTTTTTTTAGGGTCAACTCTGGAAACATAAGTATTCCTATCATCAAATTGACCTTTTGCTTGACCTTTACCCCCTAACACTTGCATTTTATAAATAGCATCTAATTCATTTGCCTGTCTATCTGCTTCAAGCTTCTGATTAAACTGCATTTGCTGAATGAACTGATTGCTGCCATTCTGTAAAGCTTGTGTAAGTGGCGAATAGTCACGCCCTAGTTGAAATCTTGAGTAGTCTACTGCCATATCATTGTCCTAAAAAATCAGGAGTTTGTGTTTGAATTTGTGTGCTATCGAGTGCGCCGTACGGATTAGGATTATTATATTTACTGTAAGCATAAGCACCATTCCCGATTGCGCCTAAAGCAGTGCCATATAACGCATATTTTCCAGACTGTTCTTTTGCTCTGGCTTCCTGCAATGCTAACTGTGAACCTACTAACGCATCTTGGTTTAACATAGCATTTTTTGCCCACTCGCCAGTTAATCCACCGCCTAAACCTACGCCCGACGTAATGCCCGCTAATCCCATGTTTTGCAAGTTGTTCGTTATGGCATTTGTATCGCCATAAGCCTGACGACGATTGCCCATCTCTTGCTGATATAACGTGTTGTAGTCGCCATACTGACTCAATCCTAAGCCTAACTGTGATTGCAATGCTTGTTGCTGTTGTGGCGTTAAATTGCCTGCATTATTAACGCCTGCATTAATAGCTTGCTGATAATTAGCAGATTGTTGTTGCTGAAATCTATTTTGTAATGCTGCATCATCGAGATTAAGCGAGCCTTTCAAACCAAACGCGAGATTTCCTGCATTAATAAATGGCTGTTGAAGTGCCATGTTCTCGTTATACGCCTGCTGTGATAACTCAAACGCTTTATCATTGCCGTATTTTTCTGCCGCGTATGCTGCTCTTGTTGCTGTTTTTGCACTCATGATGATAAACCTACGCCGAGTGTTGTTCCTGCTGCACCACCGATTGCTGCACCGGCAGGCCCAAAGTAAGCACCTGCAATTGTTCCTGCTGCACCTAAACCAGTCGTTAATAATCCTGCTTTGCCTGCTGCCTCTTGGTCACGTCTTTGTTGTTCGGCAAGTATCGCCTGTGCTGTTTGATTGCCATAACCTTGATACAACTGACCTTGCAAGTTGTTCATGTTAGCAATTGATTCACCGAGTCCTTGTGATGCCATTTGACCTTGATTAATTGTTTGCCCTAATAAGCCTAGCTCTGCTTGCCTGTCACCGTAAGCCGCTTGATAGCCTTGTTGCTCGAACTGGTTATTTAATCCTTGCTGCATGGCATTACCGCGAGCCATTAAGTCACTCGCCATTTGACCTTGCTGACGAATACGATTGCCGCCAAATAATCCGCCAGTCATAGCAGCATTTGCGTCAATTTGTTGATTGCCTAGCATTGTTTGGTTATTGATGTCAAGACCAACTTGATTTAATTGGTTTTGCTGACCCTGATTAGGTGCGTATTGATAGTTTAGTGGCTGCTGATAAAGTGCCTGATACTTGCCTAAAGCGTCTTGCCCTGCTTGAATGTAAGGATTGTATAAACCTTGCGCTGTTGCTTTTTGTGCATCGGCATTTAATATTTGCGCTGAATACGGATTAGCTTTAAGTTTTTGGTATTCTTGAAGTTTTGCGATTGTCGCGTCAGATAATCCTTGTTGACGCGCAAAATTAACCTGCTTCATTTTTCTTAGGTCAAGATTGCCGTAAGTAGCAGCATTTTGATCTCCCCATGCCATTAAATCAGCATTAGAGTTTATTCCAGAGACGCTATTGTTGAAGCCAGATACGTCGGGTGCAGATTGATTGTAGAAATATGTAGAAACATCTGTCAATGACATATAGAAACACCAAAATAAAACGATAGCTTCTATAGCCAAATCTTAAGATTATTATCAGTGTATCACGCTTACCATTCTTCTTCAAATTCTATACTAGCATGAACTACATTTTGTGCGCCTGTAGCAGAGTGTCGCCTTACCCATAGGATAATCTCACTTGTTGCGCCTAACGAGAATGAGGAAAATTCCCCTGCTTCACTAAGCGACGTTTTTGTGCCGCTAATAAAGTCATATTGAAATGGCTGCCCATCTGTGCTTGCTGTAAGTGCTGTGCCGCCGGTTACTTTCGTTTCTAGTGCCGTTTCTGTTGCTGTCCAACCTGTCGGAGTACCCCAACTTAAATTACTTGTAACGCCATTAACTGTTAGCCGCGTATCCATGCTTGCATCACCAACCAAAACATAATGATTCAATCTCACTGATACTGAGTTTGTACGACCATTTAAAGTCGCTTTCTTCCTAACTGCAATTATTGGCTGCCAGTTTGTATTGGTCGCTGTTGTGTATTGCGTAACTATCTCGGCTGTAACTCTTTTTTGTGGTACAGAATTACCGTTAATAATCGAAAATTGATGCCCGCCAATATACAAAGAGAAGTCTGAAGTGCTGCTTGCTCCATTACCTACCCTAAACGTCAATGGCTGATTAGGATCAACAATCGAAGCACTATTCGCTATTTTTATTCTATGAACAACATATTTTTGTATTGGCTGCCCTACTCTTGGCTGAATATAAAATGAAAACTCAATGTCACCATATCCATACCATGCAAACTCGCCCTGAGAAATATAGCCAGTAACTAATGCTAATGTTATTCCTGACGCGCCAGTTCCATCTAATTTATCAACATTCCAGTTAGCCTGATAAGTTTTAGTTATTCCGCCGCCTGTCTCGTAAGCAACATAAGCACTTGTAGCATCAACGCCTACAAAATAACCATTGGTGAAGTCTGTGTATCCCCACTCGGCAAACTGTGTGCCTGTAGGAGCAACGGGTACTCTTATCCCTATACCGAACTGACCTGTTGCGCCTGCTTGATATTGACCGCGCTGCTTAGTCTGTATTGAAGCATTAGAATTAATTGCCGTACCTGACTGCAATCTAAACTCGCCAGAAGTCTCGCCAACTGCCGCGCCCGCACCTGTTACCGAAGTGTCATAACGTAATGTGCTTATTCCCCATGTAGGCTTAAAGTTAATCGTCGATGTGCGAGTGCCAGTTAATAACTCATTGAATCTGCCGACTGAAACATTCTCTAAGCCCGCTACTGTCGTTACTGACTTCGCGCTACCTTGACTCATATTGTGCTTCCAAATAAGTTGAAGGATACCGTTGATAACGTCGAATAAACATAAACTAAATCAGTAGCGTTTAGTGTTATGCCTATCGTTGAAACAAACGTATCGTTACCGTCAATAGGAACATCATAATAAAGATATTGTTTTGTTGCATCGGAAACGCCTGATACGCGAATAGATACCCTAAACGTCGTTGGCACTGCCGATTGATTACACACAACAAGCGATGATACAACCGTTTGTGTATCTGCCGTGTAAAGCAATGTTGCCGTAGCCGCAGCAGGAAACGATTGCCCTAAAACAGTATAAGCCATTAAGCACCCATCATCATAAAGTTACGGTTGAAATTATCATTTGACTGTAACACATTAACTTCACTATTTAATGATACTAAACTTGCGTTAATTGATTCATCTTCTGCCGCTAAATCAACTAATGCAGCATTAATCAAAACATCTTCAGCAACTAAGGCATCAATCTGGTCTTGATAGTCTGTGCCGCTACTCGTCGGTAAATTATCAACCTGTGTTTGCAGCGTCGATAACGATGATTCTAGCCCAAATACAAAATCAACAAGCGTATCTAAAAACTCATAAATCCTGAGACTAAACCGATTGTCCTTAACCGCATTTTCAGTCCTTGATATTTTTATCGGCCTATTCGCCATCTATATCAATCTCGATTTTGTTGATTGCAAATTTAACCTTAGAGTCAGAGTAAAACCGCAATACTCTGGTCTGGTCAACAACACCTAAACGCGACCACTTAACTTGCTGTGTATAGTCGCCTTCTTCACCCATGACTCTCGATATAGGATTATTAAACGTGCGCCCGCCATCAATCGAATACGACATCTCTATCGTTGACTCTGGCACTGGCTCAATCTGATAATCGCCGATAACCGTAGCATCTTTAAATGGGTATTCTTCGTTTACTATGCTGATAGGGAAAGTTAAAGAGTGTCCTGCTGTATTGGCTAGACTAGGAACAATATAAACGTATCCCATTGAATTTAATTGATCTTCAGTAAGGTAAGTAATATTAGTTGAAACAACCGGAACAAAGTTATCGCCATATCTAACTGCCGCTACTAATCTATAAGTATCGCTATCAATACCAGGAGTAAGATCAGCATAAAAATTGAGGTAAAAATTATTTAATGGAGGCGCAGATTCAAAAGTGCGCGTAGCACTTCCACCCGATGCTCCACCTATGACAATCTCTAAATAAACAGTTACTTCTACAGTGCTGTAATTATAATTTACATAACACTCTATACGATTACCTGCAGTTCCAGACACATAATCTAAATCTGCAAAAGCACCGTAAAAAAATGTGCCTGTCTCTGTAGTTATCGAGGATAGGTCAATATTAAACCCTATCATGTTTTCTTTGCTTATATCTATGGCATTTTCATTTGTTCTTGCAGGCCATATCAATGTAGGATCAAGCCCATCTAAACCCGCGCTCCCAACAACCGAGTAACCGTCGCTACTAATAACAACGCCTGACGAATTTGTTAATACTGCTGGCTGATAACTAACAATCTCTGCCTTAGTTTCAACAACAAACAATTCAGCATTGTTAGGATTTATCGGATTCTTTTTTAGTCGTATTGTGTATGCCATTAGACTGGCCCAACCTGTGAGACAAACATATAACAATATAAATTCTCTGAAATAGTGCCATCAAGTGGAGCTGTGCATACTGGTGATCTGCCTATGCCCTCGTACACTTTTGCATCTACATACGCGCCGTTTCTTTGTATGGAGATAAATATTTCTTCAGAGTCGTAATTTGAAAAAACATAAGTATCTGTTGCAAATCCGTCAGTAGAAGTGCTTATTGTTGCTGTTATATCATCTGTAGTAAAATCATAATCAAACTTAAAGTGAACATAGCCAGACAATTCCTGCCCATAAACACCAAATGGAGTGAAATATATATCCGTTGTGTAGTTTGTTGTTCCATCAAAATCGAACGAAAACCCCATGCCTGTTTCTTTGTTGCCAATGGCATAAAGTTTGCGAGAAAATAGCATACAACCATCATCAGAAGATTTATCAGCAACCGCACCAGAAGCAACTCGATTATCATTGCTTAGCGTAAGTGCCGTTTGTAATGTTGTGCCATGCGGATAAACTGAGGAATACTCAAAGTTTATAGTCTCAAAAGTCGATGAATAATCTCTCTCACCTGAATTTACAAACGCCTTAACTTCATTCAAACGTATCGCATCAGCATCAAATGGCTGTGTTGTAAATCCCTTAGCGATTTTTTCACCGTACTCAGTGAATGTATTGTAGTCAATGTAACCTACTTTGCTGCCTGTTCGCGATCCTACTAATACTTTGCCATACGCCGGAGTAGAATAAATTGAATCGAATAACTTGAAATCATTCCAGTCAATCTCGCCTGACTGTCTTTCGTGCCATATATTAGCACCTGCTTTTTTACTGTTTACAGCATCATAAACAAACGAAGCATCGCCTACGTCAAGCACTAAAAATGCACCGCCATTGCTGATATACGACCAACAAGTCGCTAATGCTATTTGCTCTCTTGTCAGTGAATTGATGTAATACTCGATTGAGTCAGTGGTAATCTTCTGATACTCACTGCCGCTAAGCATATATAATCCGACGCTTTCAACCGTATCGCCACCAAGAAACGTAATTACGCCCTGAAACGTTGTGACTGTATTTTTTGATATGCAACCCTTTTGAATGATAGAACCCTGAATAGGCTGTAAAACAAAACCAGTATTCGCAACCGTTTGAAATGGCTGTATCGTATTCTCACCAAACACATAGACAGTGTTATTTGATGTAATCAAGCCTGTATTGCCATCAGGATTACTTTCGGCTTGTGCAAAGTTTAGCGCATTGAATCCAGTACCTTCAGATACCGAAGAAGCATAGTTTAAAAACGATAAAATTATAGAATCATCAATCGAAGCAGAAACGACTGTTGCAATAAAATTAACCGACGTTATTGCCGTAGGAGTCGTTATATTTATTGTGTAAGTACCTGCCTGTGAATACCTTGCTGTATATAAGTAAGAATAGTCTGAAGCTTGAATATTTATATCAACCGATTGTGATGTGGCAGTCGGAACAAAACCAAAAGTAATTACATAATTTGTAGCAGGAGTAAGACCTGTGATCGGGTAAAAAGCACTTCCACTTGTTGCTAATGTATTAGCTATTGTTAAATTAACGCCATCGGTAGAAATATCAGTCGCAACCGAAACCCAGCTTGTAATCGTATTGGTCGCACTGTTTGCTAAAATATAGTCAGTGCCATCAATATCGGTAACTAATGAACCTTGTAAAATTATTGTGTCGTTGATATAGAAAAAATATCCATCTTTATAAGTAACATCTAAAAATGGCGCATAGCCAGTAAAAACTTCATTCGTTATCTGGTTTAAATCATTGTTTGTTAAATCAAAGAAGTAACTATCTGCGTCAGTAATAATAGCTATCTGCAAACCGTTCGATGCAAATCGTACCGCCGTGTACTCACCCTCTGGCGACGTTGATATTGTGCCTCTGCTAGTTCTTCCGCCGTAACTAAAAATCTCATACAGCGTATTGCCTTGCACAGTAAACGCCCTTCCTACCGTCGTGAACATTCCGCGACATATATTTTCACCAGTATCGGCAAACTCTACAACGCCAGGTACACCGACTAACTGTGCATCGGATAAGCTTGGCGAGTTAGCCATATTACGGTATAAATTAATGCACCGACGATTGACGAAATCTTTTGTGTAGCCAGAGTCGAACCCTAGTGCAAAATCAAGTGGCTTAATCATTGTCTAGCCCGATAAATAATGACTCGTTTTCGTTATCGTACGTTAATACTGACTCTAATAACTGTGCCGACTTTTGCTCTAAGTACATAAGCTTGTTTGAGTCTGTTTTGTATTCTGGCGCAATCAATGCTGCAAGTGCATAAGATAGTGGCAAATACCATTCAGACGGAAACAATGGCTCTGAGGCAGTCGTTAGCAAAACTTCCATAGGCTTTACATAGCCGAATTTAATCAGTGCTGTTACGTTATTGTTCGTATTCCAGACGTACATTTTTCCATCGTTAATTAATGGCTGATAATAAACACTTGTAATAGCACCTTGCGAAGTCTTATCAGTTTGCTGCATATACGTCTTGCGAGGCACGTTCTCAATCGGTACTTCGCCATTGCCAATCGTTTGTTCGTACATTACGTCCATAATACGCATCGGCTTATCAATTTTATTGCTATAGGTATAAACACTTAAGTCTGCCGCCGCCGCGCCTGTGAGAGTGCTGCTTAAGCTTAATGTGTCACCGCTAACTGATACGAGATTTAACCATTGTCGAGTGCCTGCCGTTAATTCAACGCCTACATAGTCGCCAGTCGATTTATCAACCATGTTCCATGCGTTTAATACTTCTACATCTGATATTACTGCCGAAACATTTGTCGCATTAAATGTAACTGAAGTTTGTGCCGCAGTAAAATCAATTGTATATGTGTCTGTGCTAGTAACAGTTTCTTGAAATATTTGCCCGTCTGCATCATTTAATGAAATAATAAGGCCTGATGTAACAAGCACAAAACCATAAGTAATTCTGTATGAATTGCCAGGCTCTAGGTCACTTATGGTCAACGTTACATAGCCGTTTAAGTTATCAGAATTTGTTATACTCAGTTCGCTAGTTGATGAATTGTAGCTTCTAGTGGCATTAGTACCGACCCACTGATTAACGTCGCTAGTCAGTTCATTGTCGTAAATATTAGGTGCGCCAGTCATGCCAGTCGAATCAGCAACAACTAATGATGAATCACCACTTGCCGCAGCCGTTTCAATTGTCGTTGGTATGAAGTCAGAGTCTAGGCAACAATGATCGCCATCGTTACCGATAGTGTAACTTTTAGTGCCAGTGGTTAAAAATAATACAGCGTATTCAAGCAACCACAGATTATAGCCTTGTGCTTGCCATGACTTAATCATGCCGTTAAGCGTATCTAGGCAAGTAACGTAATCAACCGCGTCAATATCCTGATTAGGATCAACTGCACGACATAAAAGCATTGCTTTCTTGATTATTTCTTGCGCTGTTCTTTGTAAAATTGTGGTCATAAATCCGCCCAATCTGAAGCATAAGGTGGAGTAGGAGTATAAGCTATTCCGTCGTTCGGAACAATTTGATCGGGTAATCCTGTGTTTTTAGGCTCACGTTCAACGCCTACACGGATTATATCTTGTGGCTGTCTTGGATTCCATTGAGATTCATGGACTAACAAACCGTCCCATCTCATCTTCATTTCACTTCGATAATGCTTCCTGCCAGTAATAGGGCAAGTAACATAGAAGTCATCAGGCTTATATGGCATGAATCACCTAAATGGAATAAGGGGAGTAAACTCCCCTAGTTATCAACTATCTGCCGCAGGTAATAAGTAACCAGAAGCACCCGCAACACCAGACATTTTATTGTCGAAGAAACCGAAATTGCTAGAAGCAGTTACGATCAATTCAGCAGCAACGTCTGCGTGTTGAATATAGTTATTAACAATTATTCCAGTATTGGTTGAAACATCAGTCGTAATCAATATTGCACCAGTCGCAGTATCAGTATTTAAACGATACACACGATTAGCTTCACAAGTAAGTGATGTTACGATTTTAGTCGTAGCAATCGCCATTAATGACGCTTTATTGTTATTTACGCCTAACACAAGCTTGTTGTTAGATAAAGTTATATCGTCGTTCGTTCCGTCCATTTTAACGAATCCTAATGTAGCAGTATCCATTTCAATCCATGTGTTATTGGTCATGCTCAAACCATCGGTGTTATTCGATGTTCCGCCAGTATCAAGAACATTCAAGAAGTTCATAGCTGTAGCTTGTTGCGTGAAGTAACAATTTTCTACAGTGAAGTTAGTCGCCGCAGAAGTAGTAATCGCCGCAGTAATGTCTGCAAAATTTGCAGAAAATATAAAGTTACTGATTGATACGTTAGCTACGTTAAGTGTCAATGTGGCTGTATCAGCAGTATCGATAATAAACTTAGGTCTTGCTGCACCCTTGCCTAAGCCCACAATAGCTACACCAGATTGAGATGATAACGCTGTTGCTTCTGACAAAGTTTCGCTATGACGAGGCATAACACAAATAATGTCACCTACTGCGCACTGTGAAGTCGCATACAAAATAGTTGAATATGGCTTCAAATATGTGCCGTTATTACCGTTTGAACCTGCAATACCGCCCGCAGGAAGTGTTGTAGAATTATTTACCCAACGAATTGCGCCAGGATTAGTTTGCTGAATAGGAATACCACGAATGGTGACTCCATTAACAAAATTATTAAAAGTAGACATACCCATTTTTTATCTCCGTAAACCCCATTAGGGTCAACATTAAGTGAATTTTTACGTTTCGATAAAGGAGGGATTTTTAATCCCCCCTCGTTTATCATTTACACAGAACCATAAATTCCGCGTGGGTCTGTCCAACCTGCACAGTAACGCTCAGCAGCCATACAACGAATCGAACGTGAGTTAAAATCGTTGTCATTTTCTACTGACATCGCTTCACGCTGATAAGATGTTAATCCTTTCATGGCATTAGTTTTCATAAACCATGCGCCTGTCTCGTCGATATAGTTGTTCACTATAACTGAACGTACACAGCCCATTGATTTAATGGCGTTGATGTCATTATCAGCAGAACCAGGCAAATTAACTGAACTGGTGATAACGTGCGCTACGAACATATTCGCAGGAGTTACAATCAAGTCAGTGCCTTTCAATGCAATTTTGTTGCCTCTTGAGTCGGTAGCTGTACCGATAAGAATTAACATATCTTGCAATGAAGTCGCGCTTAAATCTGCGCCTACTGTAAGTTCGTTTGAGAATGTTCCACCGCTTGGGCCTTTTGAATGATCGGTAGCGCACATTTCTTTTCCATCACCACCAGGCATGGTATAAGAACTGTTAAACGCACGACTTAAAATAGCAGCATGATAAATTTCTTTAGCTTGTGCCATAGAAAATCCGAGCATTTTTGCACGATCTTCAAACAATCCATACAACTCATCAGCAGCAGCCTCTTTCGACCATGACACACCAGTAGCATAAGTCACTGGAATGTATTTAGGGTTAAAAGATTGACCATACAATTGATAGTCGAAGTTTGCGCCTTCATCTTTTTGTGATGCAGGTGCTAATGCGTCCATCGCTTGCACAACTTCATAAGCTTTCTTCGTGTCTTTAACATCAAAAATACGAGAAAATTGCTTTTCATGCTGTGTATACGATAAACCTACTAAACCCGCCAAGCCTTCTTGCGTTAAGCGGGAGATATTGCCACGATTAATTTGACTCATAAGTTATACTCCAGTTGCGCCAGGCATAATAGTTGTTGCGTTTAATCTCACTAATGCTCTGTCACCTAAAACACCGCTTGTTATTCCATTAAGGAGCTTAACAATTTGAAGTGGATAAGTTGCAGTAGTAGCAAGATCGGTTGATTTAAGAGTTAAATTTGAAGTGTAGTTGTTGCCACTTGAAGTAGTTGCTGTATAAGCAATGGCGGCATTAGAGCCTACATCAGTTACAGCTAAAGTAGCAGAACATTCAATCTCAAATAACGCTCTAGGATCATCGCAAACATATAATGTAGCGAGAGTTGAAGCAGGAATACCATTTGCAGACAAAGATTCATTTGCATAATCTGGCAAAAAGCCACAAACAACACCAGTTATTTTTCCTGCTGTATCGGCAGCAATTGAAACAACTTGTGGGATACCTGTAGATGAGGCAGTACCGTTGATAATAACAACGTCGCCTACTGCAATTTTTGGTGCATCGCTTGCAGGTCTTACATAAGTACGGATACGTTGACCCGTCTCAAATTCTGATTTAACGTATGATAAGCCACCCATAGTGACCTCCTAAATTAGTTGTGAAATAAGTGTTTAAATTATCTCTCAAATACTTTATAGGAGGTCTATCCTATTTTGAGCTTAATGACTATTTACTAGTTAAAGGCATCTGGATCAAGTGGGTCTGAACGATCTAACGTCATTGCCGACTTCTTACCATCAGGTAAATAAAATCCTTCTTTACTGCCTATAGCTTGTACATCTTTAATAGTACCACTGATTCTTTCATCTGCCAAGCGTAAATCTTCTAATCTGTATTTCATGGGCAATCGCATCAAATAATGCGTCTGTCCTTTATCCTTAATACATACCTTACTTCCATCGGGCATATGGCAAAACTCATAGTAATCCGACTCATACGCATCAAGATTGCCAGTGTCATCAGTCGCCACTTTGTAGAAAAATTCCTTTTCGTTTCGCTTGTACTTTGGAAACGATAATTTCAACTGGTTCATGCGGCTTACACGCTCTGGTCTTGCCTCATTTTGATGTGCTGCTACATCTGCACTCATCAATCCTGCTGAAGTATTCGCAACACGCGAATCACGATATTCTTTTGAACGCTTATCTAATTCACTCATATTATGCCTCTCTGCTTTTTTTAACTGCTGCTAAAAACTGTGCCTCTGTTGCCCATGAGAACATGGTATCCCGAAGCTTCATTTCTTCTGATGTAACGTCACGCATTGTTATCGTATCGCCTTTCGACGGTCTGCCAGACGGCGTTACGCTCGGTATTGTCTTAGGTGCGCGAGTTTCTTTATCGACTTTTGGTGTGCCAAACTTCGCATCGACGATCTCTAATGCCTCATCAATCGAATAGTTTTGCGCCAATACGCTGAACATTTGCTTAGCTTTAGGTGTTCTTGGATCGCTCTCATCAAATATCCATTGATTATTGCTTTCCCAGTCTTTTATCGCTGTGTTATTCACTGGCTCTTTTTGCTCTGCCATTTCATTTTTCAGCAAGTTAATATCGTTCGCAATCTTATCAACCGCGTCGTGATCTGACATACTTACCGCTTCGCGCTGTGCCATTTTCAGTGCTGCTATCTGTTGCTGATAAAAACGATCTGAAACAATCTTCATCTTTGCAGATTCAACCGCTACTTTATTTGCACGAACATTTGCCTCGATAAGTTTGCCAGTAAGAACAAACTCGCTTAAGCTTTTTCCCTTTGGATCATCAGGATTCCAACCTTTAGCATACTTTCGATCTTCTTCAGGTAAATCAGCAAGTGGGTCACTTACCGCTTCTTCTTCCTTAATTTCTTCCGCTACTATCGGTTCAATAATCGGTTCATCACTCATTTTCTCACCGCCTTAAATGTTGAATCTGGAACTGTTACTAATCGTGGGTCGGCATCATAATCAACAAACGTGCCGGCATATTTTTCAAACTTAACTTTGTCGCCTATTTTTACACCCCAATCATCGGGGCTTGAACAACCTGCAAAACCTTTGTAAGCAGTCGGGCCAAACGCTAATATCACGCCTGAGTTAATGCCACCTTGCTCTTTTTCTGTCTCAGTCAGTGAAGCTATAATAATTCCGCTCTCTGTTTTGTTCTCAAAATCATCAAGTCGCACTAATACGTTATATCCGCATGGCGACCATTCTTGTGCAATATCATCACTCATCGTTTTTACCCCTATCCTCTAAAAATGTTATTACGTTATATAACGACTGTAATTGCCCGCGATCAAAGTTAAAATTAGCAAGATCAAGTTCAGCACTCGCCTTAGATACAGGCAAATCTTCTAAAATAACCTGATAATTTAACCGCAAATCAGCTAAAAACCACTGTGTTATCGGTGACTGTCGCCATAAATTTTTTTCATCGAGGGAGGGTTCTTGCGGGAGTTCTTCTTTCAAAATGTCACTGTACTGCTTCATAAGCGTCTCCTATAGACTGTCTGCTACAACTCGTAGTCGTAGTATATTAGGCTAATTAATATGCAATGTAAACATTATCAATTTTATTGATATAGACGGGCATAAAAAAGCCCGCGATTAAGCAGGCTCTTTCGTTTGCGCGGCATGACTCACGACTTTGTTATTGGCGATAGGGATAATCCCCATGTCCTTTAGTTCTAAACGATGTTAAGGAACTGCACATCAAAGTAACTATCGGCAAGGCATAACACTAACCTAGATAGCCAGATTATCTCTGTTCTGAGTAAGTGTCAACAATAGATTTTAAATAACTCGCGCCTTCAGAAGCGGTCATCATGCCTTTATCAATTGCCTCGCCAATCATAACATCTATAGTCTTACCTGCGCCTGATCTCATGTCGGTATAGCCTGAAAGACCCTTCCCTATAGTTGAGTTATAGAATTCTTTTCCGCCAGGCAGTCCACTAGAGACAATGCCGCCTGCAAAATCAACGGCCTGTAGTGGTGAGGCTATTGCATAATCATAAGCAGAATTTTGTAATTCTTGCTGTGGGTTTTGCTCAATAGAATTTAACCCTTTCTTTATTGCACCGCCAATTAGCCCTAAGCCTGCGGTGACTCCTAGTGCTTTTGGGGTGGCTTGGCCTTTTTGTCCAGTTACTATTTGTTGGCTCGGCGGAGCGTCAAAATCAAGATTAGGGTTTCTGTCTATGCGATCTTTCATTGATAAACCTAAGCGCTTTTGTGTCTGCCTAGCTTCTTCCTCCCCTGCGAGCTTTCTATAATACTCATAAGCTAAATCGTGCATACCTCTCGGCTTTGATGAAGCATACATATCTCTAGCCCATTCCTTATATTCTCTTTCGCCAAGATTCCCCTTTTTCTCCTTAACGGCAGGTAAATGACCAAACTCCTTTTCAAAATCTTTAACAATGCTATCCAAAGCCTCGCTTGGGAGATAGTCAGGCACCCCACCTCTCGCAAAACCTTCTTTGTCTTGTACTGCGTGTTGTGACTCATGTAACCCTGTTGATTTTCTATCGGGCGCTGTTTTGTTTATGTCGATAGTACCAACCCCATCATAACTGCCATAGAAGTCACTATCAAATTGAGTTTGCCGAATTGTGTTTCTGCCAAGATCAGGGTAGGCACTATATAATTCATTATGCGGAAACGCGTATTTAGCTAGATTTCCTGTAAAAGACGGGTCTGACTTTAATCCATAGTGGCTATTCAATACATTGTCTGCTTTTTTTAACTCATCAGCTCTAGCTTTTATAACTGTGTTTTTTTCCTTCTGAAAAGCGTCAATTTGAGGGGCTTTTGATTCTTTTCTTAACCCTTTAAGGTATTCTGCTTCGCCTTTGATCCTTAACAATTCCTCATCAGCCATAGCTTTCAAATCATCGGGACTATTAAGTTTTGCATCAACATCACTTATCTCTTGCCTCCATTTCCCATCGACACCTCGATGTGTAGGAGTGCCAAACTGATACCCTGTGGTTTTTCTAATAGCCTCCATAGGTGCGCCATCTAATTCCATTTTTTCAGCTACTACAAGCGCTTCCTTATTAAAGGTTTTAGCCATTTGACCAATCATTGTAGCCTCAGACTCTGGCGTATACAACGTGCCTGCGCCTACTGCTGTGCCTGTAATTGCAAGATTTTTCTTCCCCTTATTTATATCATCAAGAACACTCTTTAATATGCCCATTACATATCTCCATCAGTGGCAATCGACATATCTTCCTTAACTTCGTCTTGTGCCATCTTGCGGATAATATCCATCGTACCTTGAGCCACTAACTGGTTCTCAATGTACTGCGCTTCTGCCTCTGCCTGTAATTTACTGCCTTGAGCAAACGACTCGTTTTCCTTCGCTTTGCTCAACTCAATGTCACTCATCAACTTAGCACGTTCATTCTCCTGCTTACTCATTGCCGCTATTTGCTCAGCCTTAAATGCCTCAACCTGACCTTGTGCTATGGCAATGTTCAAATCAGCTAACTGCGATGCTTTCTCTTGCTGTGCCATCATCGCCTGTGATTGCTGCATTTGTTCTTCTTCACTCATAGGCTTAAATACTTCATCAATATTAACGCCACCGATTTTCTTAATGTACGCATTGATGATCGGCATAACGTTACCGCCTGCCTGCAATACCGTCGGTATCGTTCCCATCAGAGCTTCTAATCTGTACATCTCAACAACAACATTGTTCATCGTGCTTTGTGCTGTAGCGCGTATCATGTTCTTATCCGCGTAATCTTCTTCAACCGACGCTTCTTCCCCGATAACTGCCGAGTATTCCTCATCAGTCACATAATCTTCCGTTAAGTCATAAAGCAACTCAAACTCCTTCGATTGCGCCCTTAAAATGTTGTTCATTATCGCGCTATGTGGAATTAATGCTTCCTGACTAGCAACCAGTGCC